TGGGAAACAAAGTCCGCCATATCGGCGTAGGCTCCACGGCTGCGCATGGCCGCCTGATAAATCTCCTCCTGGGCTGCGGCCGCCGCCTCGGCGCTGCCGGTCATGAGCCGCAACCGGGCGTTGATGCTGGTGAGCTGGTCGGAGGTGTTTACCAGCCAGCGGACGGACTGCATACCCAAGAAGGTGCCTGCGAGGTTGCGGATCGTACCAAGCAGGGATGTCCCCCGGCTGTTGGTCTGCGTCATCTTCCCCGCAAGTTCTTGCATCTGTACGGCTGTGGCCGCAGCGGCGGTTTCCACATTCATCGTGGAAGCCCGCACATCGTCCAGCATATTTGCCATCCTCTGCGCTACCTGTAAGCACTGGGTCATGGTGGACGTGAATTTATCCTCCAGAATCAGGGTTTCTCGAATTGCGGCCATGCTCTCACCTCCGATTCGCCCGGTCTTGGGCTTCCTTCTGGTCTCTCATGCTTTTCAGGGCGAACTCGGTCACCAGCCGTTTCTCCCTGGACGGGAGGGCGTCATACCGGGACGGGGCCCAGCCGAGGTTCACGAAGCAGTAATATGCCACCAGCA